TGACAATACAGTTAAGATTTAGCTAAGATTACAGAATTAAGACCAACAAAGTTAAGTCTATAAAATGTCTAACTCAATAATGGAGAACCAGAGATGGAACCAACTGAACTAGAAACCGTAGAGAACCAATACTGGATTGAACAAGCTGAAGCATTAGCTCGTCTAGAAAAGAACAAAGACTTTCAAGATATCATTATGAATGGGTACTTTAAAGATAAAGCTATCAATGGTGTAAGTATGCTGTCTAATGATGGTGTAAAGCAACGTGGAGAACGTGGTAACATCATGGAAGACTTAGTTGCTATCAGCAACCTACAGTATCATTTCCTTATGATTAAGAACCTTGGAGCAGTATTCCAGGATGACATGGACGAAGAGAACAGTCCTGTAGTAGAGTAAGGAGTAAGCAATGACTAACGTAGAAGACGAGTACATGGCAATTGATCCTGAAATGGAACGTATCTGGAGAGAAGACGATGAACCTTCTTTCACAGAAGTACGTAATAGTATCCCTAAAGAGGATGAATCGGAACAACCAGAGGAACCAGCTGAAACTGAGGACTCCGATGAAAAAGAAGAAACTGTAAGTAATGATGAAGATGAACCTGAAGTAGAAGAGGAGTCTGTAGAAGACGAACCAGAAGCTACTGAAGAAAAACCTGAAATGAAAGCAGATGTACGTAAGATCAAAGCTAATGGTATGGACTTCGAGTTCACAGTAGAGGAACTTGAAAAACTAGCACCAAAGGCACTAGACTACACCAAGAAGATGCAAGAGATTGCTCCTTGGAGAAAGACCATCTCAGCACTGAAAGAATCAGGGCTAGGTGAGAATGATGTAAATCTAATGATTGATGTACTCAAGGGTGATAAGCATGCTATGGAAGAAGTACTAAAGAGAACAAAGGTAGATCCTCTCGATTTAGATACAGAAGCTAAGAATGAATACACACCAAACAGCTACGGAAAAGATGAAGCTACATTAGCTATTGAAGATGTAGTGAAATCTATAAGTAGTGATGTAGAGTATGCTACTACTGTAAAAGTAGTGGATGAGCTCTGGGATAGCCAATCCAGACAGTCTATGGCTCAAGATCCTGAGATGATACGAGGACTGCATGAAGACATCAAGAATGGTGTGTACAGTAAGGTTGCTCCATTAGCTGAGAAGATGAAAGCTTTAGACGGTGGAAATCGGTCTGATCTAGAATACTATATGGAAGCAGGTAAGAGATACTTTGAATCTCAACCACAAGTACAACCTGAGATGAAGGAGGTACAACCAGATAGAGCTAAACAGACAGAGATCAAGGATATGGCTAATAAACGTAAGGCTGCTTCACCCACCAAGAGTACTGCTGGGAAAAGGGATGTCATTGATTATCTAGATGATAATGATGAGGACTATGATACATGGTACAAGAAGACCATAAATAGTCGATAAACAAAGGAAATACAATGGCAACAAACGTATATGGAACTGGTTCTAACAGCACTGCTGGTGCGAATACAGTCGTACATTATTATGACAAAGCTGGTGTAAAAGCTGCTAATGAAATCAACGTATATGCTCAATGGGCTGACCGTAAAGAAATGCCTCTTAATATGGGTAAGACCTTTAAGATTTCTAAATGGTTGCATATCTATGATCGTGAACTGACCGATGGTGCTTTTGCTGCTAAGGGTTACTTGACTGCTCGTGATATCGCTACAGTTACTGCAGGAGTGTCTGCTACTGACGGTACAGGTGCTTCATTGCTAGAAGGTTCAGGTGCTACAAACAAACGTAGTATCAAGAAAATCACAATGACTACTGCTTTCTCTCGTTATGGTGAAATGGTTGATTATACTGATGAAGTAACAATGTTCTCTGAAGATATGATTCAAGTACGTTACCGTGAAGAACTAGGTCGTTTAGGTAATCGTCGTGCAGAAGATCTTATCCAGTTGGATATGCTTGCTACAACAAACGTAATGTATTCTGGTGTTGCTACTAGTTTGGCTACTATTGCTGCTAATCCAGTTCTTGTGGGTACAAATGATGCAGCTGCTCGAGTAAGCTATGACTTGATCCGTAAGGCATCTCGTAAGTTGGTTCGTAACCGTGCTGAGAAGAATACAGAGATCGTAACTGGTTCTACTAAGATTGATACTAAAACTATCAATAAAGCATTCTATGCAATCATTGGACCTGAGATCAAGTATGATCTTGAATCATTGGTACGTAATACTGGACAGTACTCTGAAGAGATTGCGTATGTTCCTGCTTACAAGTATGCTGGTGCAAGTAACCTCGCTGAAGGTGAAGTTGGTGCAATGCAAGATGTTCGTTTCATCGAGTCTGAGTCTGCTGTTGTTTATGCTGGTCAAGGTGCTCTTGCTACTGCATGGTTTAACGTAGCTGATACTCTTAAAACATTCCCGTACTTGACATCTGCATTGGCTGTTACAGCTGCTGGTTCAACAGGGTTTACTCCTGGTGTTACTGCTACTCTTGATGCTTATACTGGTGTATTGGCTACTACTCTTGCGGATGTTGGCGGAGCTACTAAGTTTGATGTATTCCCTATCTTGTTCCCAACTAAAGGTTCATTTGCAACTGTAGGTTTGAAAGGTTATAACAAGATTACGTTTAATGCACAGTCTCCTGAGAAGATTGAGCTTACTAATCCATATGGTACTAATGGGTTCTTCTCATATACTATGTGGTATGCAGGTATCATCCTTCAACCAGAGAAATTGCTTAAAGTATTAGTTGCTGCTACAGCTTAATAACTGAGTCCTTCGGGACTCTACATAAACAACCCAAAGGGATTTATA